AGTATCCACCGTCATAGAATCCGGCAGAATGCTTTGCAGTCCCTTCTTCGGGTCGCCCTTCACTCCGACCCGCACGCCCTCGGCCCGCAGCATATCCAGTTTTTCCAGTTGCGTCCGGCTGGCGCCCAAAGTGAAGTCGTAGCCCATGGGAGGGTCTTTGCGCACAGCCAGCGTCTCGTCAATCTCCGAAGCCCTTGCCCGCCGCGCACGCTCTACGCCTGCCACTTGCCGCACCGCGGAGTATCCCCTGGCAGCCCACGGGAAATCGTTCACGTCGAATTGCACTACGGGAACCTCGCCGTGCATATCGTAGGCCGTGTTGTCGTACATCGGAACAGGGCAGGTAGGCGAAGTGATAATCTCACGCATCTGAGGGTAGACGCGGCAATCCTCCTCCTCCGCTCGGCGCGATTCTGGCAAGCCGTTCTGCGGATTGGTGCTCACCAGCAAGTCGCCGTAGCTGGGCACCGTGTAGCCCCACGTAGAGCCGGGAACACCCATCTGGATAGCGTGTTTCGTCTCGTTGATACGCAGGTCATGGATGAATGTGCGACGGATTTCGCAATACCGATTTTCCCACCGCCAGCAATCCGAGAATCGGTTCCGGTCCCAATGGTCCAACCGCCGGCCACCGTTCGCTCCGTACTTCTTCCAGTCGTAGCGGCTGATGGGCTGCAAGTACTCGGCGAATTCAGGGAAGCGCCCGTGAGCCTCCCATATCGGCATTGGGGTAATGATCGTGAAAGCGTAAGAGCCTTGAATGTCGTTGTTGAAGGGAAGCTGCTCGGGAAGGCCCTCGAAGGGGCCGAGAGCGTCGAAGATGTTCCGGGCCCGGCCAAAGCAGTTCCCATAGAAAGGCCGCGTGTAATGCAGCCACACCATGCCGGAGCCGAGCATCGTCCACTGGAGAGTCCGGCGGATATTGAACACGTACTCGCTGGCCCAGTAGATGTGCTTCAGTTCGCGGTTGTAGGTCTGGACGTACTGCTTGTACTGCTCGGCGTTTGTGCCCAGCGTGGCAATCTGACGAAGGTCGGAAATCGTCTCAACAAAAGTTCGGATGTTGGGCATCAGCATATTCGACTTCATGCTGTTGTCCTGGTCCAAGCCCAGAAGCAGCCGAATGTCGCGCTCTACGTTGCGCGTTCCCTCTTGGTCCCGTGCCCACCTATCTCCATTTTGAACCAGTTCATCACACCACGACTTAACGTATTCTGGCCCCGCCTCGTATGGCGGAACTTGCCAAGAAATGTAGGACTCGTGATCGATGATGTTCATTTGCTCTCGACCGCCTCGCCCTCGGCAATCCGTTCTGGACCATGCTTGAAGTAGGGGCTGTCCAGCGCAAACTCGTGAGCGGTCGTCGTCGCCTCGTAAGCCTCATTCATCCCGTAGACCTGCGGATGAAGCATGGCGGTAACAATTTGGTTGTAGCGCTCATCCATTAACCGTATAAGGGTGTTGTTCAAGTCGCGGTTGAAGGGGTTGACCTGTTCGTTGCGCTGCCGGATAGCCGCCGCCAGAGCCTTCCTGAACCTCTCCTCGCGTTTGATGCGAAGCAGGGTTGCCTCGTAGGCGTCCCGCTCCTGCTGCTCACGGTAGCGCTTCACGTAGCGTTCAATCTCGGCGGCGTGCAAGAGCGTGTAATCTTTATAGCGAATTCCCGCAGGATACATCGGTTTGGCGAACTCCGGCGTGAATCCAAGAATCCGGTCAGTATCCAATTCAATGTAAACTTTAATTCGTTCGCGCGGTCCAAGTTGAACGCTCATGAGGGAAATCGTACCACAAATCACTCAATATTCGTCGATTGTGATTTCTCCCGTACACCATTCTTCTGAAACTGGACCTGAATTTGAACTCGGATTGTAACGCTTTGTGATTCTGCTGGCCTCAATTTCCACATCGTGCCCGGTCAAAAGCGCCATTGCATTTGCAAATAGATTGTCGTCGTGTTCGCCCTTTTCGTGAATCATCTTGGCTTTTTCCTCGCCAACCTTGCGCCGGATGAAAGTCTTCATCTGCCGGATTACGATGGGGTCGTTCAGCTTAACCCAGCCCATATTCACGTAATTGACGAACTTCGAGAGCAGGATGTCCCGGCTCCACTCAACCGTGCGCCATCCCTCTTTCTTGCCTTTGTCGGGTTTGATTGGACCCTTGTCGTCATAGAAGTGCATAACGTGGTGGTTATAGAAGCCCATCAGCTTCAACTGATTCAGGCACTCATCCCCCGACTTTCGGATCTGCTCGATAATGAACCGCATCCCCATCTGGTCCGCGCAGGTGTTCTCCCCCATTCCATCCGTCGTGAAGTAGACTGCCACGGCGGCGGCAATACGCGCCATCTGGGCGGCGTTCACGTCGAGCGAGGTAAAGCTGGCGCACTGGTTGTCCCGGTCGCGCCCATACTCGTTCCTGAGCACAGATAGCGTTCCCCGGTCCTCGTTGGGCAGTCCAAGGCCCTGGGCGGTGTCAATGCCCTCAGAGTACCGCTTGCCGTCCTGCGGCTCCTCAAAGACAAGAAGTTTGTTAAAGCAAGCCTCGTCCGTCGCGTCATCGAACGGCTTGAGGGGGACTAGTTCCCACGTGTAGACATTGCCGTCATTGGCTTCCCATCGAAGCGGGATGCGCTCGGCCGCATAGTCGATCTCGTGAGTCGGAGGCTCATAAGGCTTGTTCTCATTTCCGATGATGATCGTCTTGCCGGTGATCGCGTATGCCCTGTAGGAGCTTTGCCGATCCCTAGTTGTTACCTCAATCACCTCGTCAGAGAACACCGGGTCATGCTTCGACTGGAAAGCGTCTTGATCGGTCACGGCGTTCATCGCGAGGAATGTCTTCTCCGAATGCGACTTGACGGCTTCTTTATATCCAAGCCACCAGTACCACATATAATCCATCGGCATCTCCCAGGATGCCCCCAGGGACCGCGCCAGGTAGTCCGTAGAGCGCACGAACAACTCGCAGCGCCGTTTCATACGCAGAACTTCAATCGCCGGGTTCCAGCCCTCGGGAACCGGGTTGCCGCGTATCCAGTCCTTCGTCGGGTAGATGTCCGAAGCGCAAGCCGGGGGGATGAAGATCGCCTTGAATTTCCTCTGCGTCTGCCCAGACTTGTATTCTTCCCACTTCGACTTTTGCCACGGCGAAGCCATCGAGCCTGTCCCCTCCATCACAAAGAACAGCGAAGAGGTCTGGTGAGCCGCGGGGAACACGCCCTCTTCAATCGTCTTGATGGGATTGTCGTAGTCAGCCAACTCGGACAGATGCAAACACGTAGGGGTTGAACCTTGCGCAATGCCGACCGTCTGAGAGCCGGCCTGAATCGACAGTGCAGAACCGTTCTCCCACTTAGGCTCCTTTGCTCGTATCGAAGTCTTAGCCGGTGGCAACCAGAACGGAAGACGCTCCCATGCCGTATCGATAATCATGTTCAGCTTGGTCGATTGCTCTACCTGAGCCGATGCCATGATGGCGTGTGTATTGGCGCGGAACAGGATGCGATGAAGGAAGAACAGGGCGACCTCGGTCGAGATGCCCACTTGGCGGGCCTTGAGCACGAATATCTGGATGGCAAGCTGGAGGTCGTCGAACTCGCCAAGAATCTCAAAGAAGATGCGCTGGCCCAGCCGGAAGTCAAAGGGGATGATCCTCTCATCCACGGCCCTGATTTTCCCGTAGTGGGTAACGAAATATTCGGCATCAGCGAAGCAAAGGAATTTCTCGCTCTGGCACCAGCGCTTGATCCATGCCGCCCGTTTTGTTGTGGGTTCACGCCCAGGGCGCCAGTCGAATGATGAACCGAGTTTGTTTGTGGACTTGTCGGTGATGCTCTCGATGTAGGTATTGAACTCGTCAACTTCCCAGCGTTCGCGGCGAACCGGCTCCCATCCGATCCGGTTCCCGTTCTTGTCCTTCCGGTCAGCGAAGTCCCGGATTACCGACTCGACGATGCGTTTGCTATAAATGGTTCACTTCCCCGCTTCCAAAAGCTCCCGCCGCCGGGTACCCCAGTTCTCAATTTCCATCGGGTCCGAGCCGAACACGCCTTCCAGTGTCGGGGTTCCGTCGTCCTCTTCCTCACTGCCAGCCACCTGCTTAGGGTCGAAGACGTTGACATTGACACTGGAACCC